ATCGACTACAAAATCAAAATTACTCTGATCGTAATTTTTTGGATCAAGTGCTGTTTCGCTGGCGTGGTCGGAGTTGTAGAGATTTCTTGTTAGTTTGATAACTGTGCCACCTGCTTTTTTGACCGCTTCTACTTCATTTGGAAATCGGCAATCCCCAATTAAGGCTACTAAAGGATTGTCTTGTTGAATTCTGCGAATAGTAGCATCTGCCCACACGTTGTGTTGTATACTTCTGAAGAATTCTGTGCCGACTGTTTGTAATACTTGTCTTGCTGTCATTTGATTACCATCTTTATAACAGTTTACAAGTTCATTTTTTTTATCGTCTGTGCCGTAACATTGATCAAACGATAAACCCAAAATATCCATACAAAGATTCTTAAGAGGATCAGCAAAGTTATAAATAATCGCTTGGTCTTCAAGTTGTTCCAAATCATAGATAAAATTCACAACCTGTGTACATAGCGTACTTTTTCCAGATTGTTTGCGACCAGCGAAAGCTATGATGCTCATTTTAGTTTCTCCAGTAATGGTTTAATTTCCTGATTGATTTCCTCTATGCTCATTTCACCAACATCAGATTTGCTAATTGTTGGAATAAAAACGTTGTATGTATTTTGGCATTTTTCCTTTATTTGCTGTGCTGCTTTTCGTCCTGCTTCGTCGTTGTCTGTGAGAACAACAAGGTTCATAGCACCACTTCCGTCTAATAGAACTTTTTGTCGATCAGTCATACTAGCACCATAAATAGCCAAACTATTATGAATACCAGCTTCTTCTAATCTCCAGACGTTGCCTGGACTTTCTACTATAATAGCAGTCAAACTTTCTAAAATATGCTCTTTAGCAAACCAGTAGTTGTACAAACTAAATTGAGTTTTGAAGTTAGCACTATGTTTCCATTTACTGTGTTTCCAAGCGTCATCCTTACTAACGCAACTATGCTCTGGATTATGAAAGCAGTTACATTCTGAACACTTTTCAAAAATACTTCTACCAGAGCATCCGACCATACTATTATAGTCCTTGTCATAGATAGGCACAACAACGCGATTATACATTTCTTTATTTGGGTTATTACATAATCCCACATCATACTTCTTTAAGATTTCTGGAGAGTATTCTCTATCAATAAAGTATTGAGCAGGAATCTGAAGGGTTTTTATCACCAACTCTCTTGGTATCTTTTGTTGTTTTTCTTCTTCCTTATTCTTCACATAATTCATAATGCTGGTGAAACTTTGTTTGTTTCTATCAGATCTTGAAATGTGAAGATTCTTTAGATCTTGCTTGGTAAATTCTGTAGCAAATTGTACAGCTTCTTCAAATGATATTGTTGGATCCTCAGGTTTTTCCCAGTTGTATTTTTGGTTACTCAATACTCCTCTAATAAAGCCAAGAATAGAAGGCTTAAAGTGCATTTCACAACCATGAGTTCTACACTTCCAATTTCCTCTATAGGAGTTTCCTTCTGGATAAAGGCTAATAGCAGATGGGTTGTCTCCACCATGAATAGGACAACTCATGCTGTACATTCTTCCGTTATCTTTATATTCTAATTGTAGTAAATCAAACAACCCCTCAATATCGTCACAAACCAAATCACAAAGCATTTTTAGCTTGGATTGATCAGTTAAAGGGGATTTCTTCTTCGTAGTTATGGTCTTCATTTATCACAAATCCTTCGTCATCATCAGTTTTGTTATTCATTAATTCCAAACGAGTTTTACCTTCAGTAATCTTAGCACACCAGCCCTGCATGTTACAGTTGATGTAGTCGTTGTCATCCAAGCCACCGCCATGACGAGCAATCAGAGGAACAAGTTTTCTATTGCCATTCTTAACTCCGTCTTCTGCGATTTCTTCATCGCTTTTTCGCTTGAAGATGGTAAAGTTAGAACACAACCAAATGATTCTGTCAGAACCACTTGCTGAGTCTGTGCTTTCTTTTGTTATACCGTCTCTATTTAACTGAATGAAGGACACGATAGGAACTTTAAACTTGACCGCGAAATTGTGTAGTTGTGTCATCATAAATCCAAGCACCTGATATTCTTTAAGGTCTTGAGTCATTCCGCTGGTATCCATAAGTTTTAGGTAGTCATAAAAGATAACACAATCTTTTGCTGTGCCGTCGTCATTCAATCCTACCTCTTTAACTAGCCATCTTTTCATGATGCTCATTTGATCTTCAAATGGTTTGCCAGCAATGGTTTTATAAAAGAGTTTTGTGTTTTTGAGTTGTTTAACAGCGTTTTCTACTCTTGATTCTTTGTCAGGATTATCTCCGAATTTACCAGTTTCGATGTCGCTAATCTCTGTTTCTGTCATCATAGCAAGCACACGGTTGAAATGATCTTCTTTTGTCATTTCTGTATCCATGTTCAAAACAGGAATACCTTTAGATGCTATGTAATAACCCATGTTATCAGCGAGAAGAGTTTTACCAGTTTTTGGTCTAGCACCTATAACATTTACTGTTCCTTTTCTCAAGCCACCACCAATAGCATGATCATAAATAGGAAAACCAGTAGGAATACCAACCTGATCAATAGGATTATCTTTTAGTTCTTGGATATAATCTTCCAGACCATCACCAATAAGATGAGGAGCCTCATCACTATCATTTAATAGATTAGTAAAATTGAATACGGTGTCTTCTGCAACAGCAAGAATAGAACCAACGCTTTCACTACCATTAATCTCAAGCAGTTTATCTTGAGCAGAACCAAGTTCTTTTCTAAGCAGTCTAGCAATCTCAAGTTTTCTGATTTTACCAGCAAATTTGCGAACATTACCAAGATTTACTGGAAAATCAATAATAGCTCGTAAATGTTGTGCTTCTTGTTTCTTGTGCAGAATAGCCGCTAGCTCTAGCTCTTCCGCGACAGAATAAACAGAAGCAATATCTATCTCTGAGTTATTCTCACATAAATGCTTCAAACACTTATAGATAACAACATTGCTATCAATAGTAAATGAAGATTCAGTAATAATGTCAGATACTTCTAGATAAGCACTTTCCCCATAAGAGAAAATCCCTGCTAGAACTGCTCTTTCTGCTGATGGGTCATTTAGCATAAATTAACCTGAAGAACCTGCGCATTTATTACATTTATATCTTTCTGGACTATCAATCAGAGAAGAACTAATTTGTTCATTCTTTCCACACACTCTACACCTTACTTGAACAAGAGTTGAAGGTCTACCTCGATCAGTAGGCTGTGCTTCTCCCCACAATAATTTATCTATTTTACTATCTTGTTTGTGCATATTTCTTTCGCTCATAGCATCAAACTTATTAACCATTTTAGATTTTATCTTCTTTTGTGCCCTCTGTTTTGGAGGAGGAGCCTCTTCATATTGTAGTTCTTCTTCGTCCTCTGTCAAGCCCTTCTGAAGAATTGCTATCAAAGCCATAATATCTTCTTTTTCTAATCCCATTTTTATTACCTTTGAATTTCTATTTGGTGTCCTTTATAAATGCTTATACAAACTTCGTCTGTTTTTAATGATTCAAATTCTACCCTAACTCCTTCTTCATTAAAAATTTTGTATGGCTGTCCTAGGTTTGTTTGTTCTAAGTCATTCCAAATTGTAAATCTGCTTTCTAGATGAAATCCTCTGTCTATTATTAGTATAATAGAACTAATTTTAGCGAGTTCATTCGCTCTTTCGTAAACTTCTTGTAGTTTCATACAAGAAAACACAGTGTCGCATAGTGTGACATCATATTTGATTTGATTTAATTCCGACCAGTCAGAATTTAATATGACATTTGATGGCTCTTCATCTTCTTCATAATAAGAAAGATAATAATCAAAAGCATAAGATAAAATACTAGCATGATCAAACCCAAAAACAGTTGAATCTTTTAGCTTTGTACCTAAGTAGTAAGCATTTCGGCCTATACCACAGCCATAGTCTAGAATATTTTTAGCATTTTCGAATAAAGGTAGAATGCTTTTTCGAGGTAGTATTTCAGATATATTTTCTTGACTATTCGTATATCTGGATATTTTATTGATATCTTTTAGATTACCAACTTGAGGCCAGTAAGTAAAATCAAGCATGCTTCACCTTTGTTCTTTGTATAGACAACAGTATATCTGACAAATTTTTAATATTATTTGCGAGAAAACCAAGCCTGTCCATTCTTTGTTTAGCATATTTTTTAATTTTATTTAGAGTTGATGCTCTTTCATTCCCGTTTATTGCTTGATAACTTTTTTCTACATATCCATAACCTTTATAATTATTTATTTCATTTGCTATCACTTCTTTGATAGTTTCTTCTGCCCAATTATGTCTCGCCTGCTCTCTATTAATAGTTCTTTGAATATGAAAAGCAAACTGGGCCAACCTCATCGAAATTTGAGCACAGTCTTCTGGAGTTAGTTTTTCTATAGAGTCTCTATTCATAGTCAAGTATTCTTGAAGCTCTATTTCCTGAAATGCGCTTTCTGAATAAACAGGCATTCCAATGCCTTTTTCGTATTCATCGAGTATCTGATCCCAGTATTGAAGTTCTTCTTTAGTCTTCATGTAGAATCCCTCTCCAATCCTCATCTGTTCCATCAAATGGGAACACTATATGCTTGATTGCATTTTGCTCGCACCATTCTTTTTTTTCAAGATCTCTTTTTTTAGCTTTAACAAAAGAGACCATGTTTGAATGATAGAAAGGAATAAACCTATAATGTTGTTCACCATGAACTTCTACACAAATCTTCTTCAGAGGAAGATAAAAATCCATGTATAAGGTCACACCTTTTCTTAATGGTATAGATACTTCTTCTAGAATTTGAAGAGTTGGATATTCTTCTTTGAGCAGCATCCTGGCTCTAAGATGTAATTCTGATTTATTTGCTGTTCCGTAAGCAACATTGCCCGTTAGCAACCAATTCAAGTTATTCCCATCTAAATCTTTTATTAGCATTTTACACCCATCATTTCTTTGACCTGTTTTAGTAAATCTTCGTAAACTTCTGGGTTCTCAGATATGTACTTTTTAACTTTTTCTAAACCCTGGAACTTAGGCTTATCCTCTAAATGAGTCATTGTAAACCATGCTCCAGCCTTATTGATAATGCCGAAATCTGATGCTAGTTGTGCTATCTCGGTATACTTATCAATACCTTGACCATACCTAATGTAACTAGTCATACTCGCACCGGGAGCCCCAAGAGCAGAACACATCACTTGCCATTCTACTTCCTGTCCAACTGGAGTTGTATCACTACCAATAGTCCAGGGTTTGAAAGTTTTGGCTCTTAACTTAATATCCGTTTGATAAGCAATAGCCTGACCAGATTTCTCCTTAAACTCTGCTCCATATCCGGTAGGATTCCCCATCAAATGAGTAATACCAATAACAATATTTTTATTAACAGGAATAACATTGGCGACCTTTCTGCAAAATTTAGCAAGCAACTTAGCACCGTCTGCTCGTTGCATCTTATTCATATCACTTGTAATTTCCGCTTCAGTACACAAAGCAGAATAACTATCAATAATAACTACAGAACCAGGAACTTCGTTGATTAATTTTTCAGCAATCTGCAAGTATTCTTCTGCGTGTAGGATTTTACCCTGCTGAGAACCAATAACATGAAACTTCTCTGGATTCAAGTGGGGAATTCCCTCTAGGTCTCTCTTTTTTAGTCTACCTTCTAT